TCTCTTGTGCGTGACTCGGGCGTATCAATGCCCATAATTCTTACACGTTCGTCTGTTAGTGTTACACCAAAGCCTAGATCAATATCTACGTCTACTGTGTCACCGTCTACTACTTTAATGACTTTTACGTCATATTCATTATGTTGCATTGTGTTTCCCTCTTAACTTAGTTTCTTTTTAATCCACATATAGATTGCATATACTACTAATAGATATGCTGTGGCTACTGTTACATCTACAATATGTTCTCGCATATGATAGATAAATTCTATACCTGCTTGTACATCGCCTTGACTTTCTACGTTTTCAGTAATGTTTATTGTCTTACCTTCGAACCCGTCAAACGCTCCATCTTCGATAATAATATCTGCTTCTGGAAAATCGTCCTCGCTAGTAGGCATCTCCACTGTTTGATTTATATCTGCCATTGTTTTGCCCCTTGCCCTGTTATATACTAACATTATTTAGTCATAAAAAAAGAGCCCTAAGGACTCTTAATTTAGTTTATGTTGTTAATTACCCATAAGAGATAAATTCGCCTGTGGTTGGATTGTAAGCAACTTGCTTAAATCCTGTTGGCAATGCTCCTGCTACAGCTCTAACTGGTTTAACCACAAACTCACCTGTTTGAGTTGTGTTTAATGCAGTACCATTTGCGTTGATTACAATTGAGTTTGCGTGTTGACTAGCAGGAGCGGCCTCATTACCAATTGCTACTGCTTCGTTACCTTGACTTACTTTACCAGCATTATGACCAATTGCTAATGATTCTGAGCCTTGTGATGTCATGCCTGCATAAGAACCTATTGCAATTGACTTTTGGCTTTGAGTATCTTGACCTGCTTGTGTACCAATTGCTATGCCATACTGTGCTTGTGTTGTCATGCCTGCTTTATTTCCAAGTGCTACTGTTTCTAGACCTTGATTTGTTGCACCTGCATTGTTACCAACTGCTAATGCTCGTAAGCCTTGACCTGTTGAGCCTGCAAGTGTTCCTACTGCTACTTTGCTGGGACCACTGGCATTGTTAATGTTAGTAATGTCTGCCCAAGCGCCGCCGCTCGTGCCGTCTGTTGTAATTACAACGCCGCCCGGCGTTGCTCCGTCACTAACCTTCAGAGTGTTAGTTACTGTGTCGACCCATATCTCGCCGTCACGGCCAATATAGTCGCCACTTGCTACATTTATGCTCTTTGATATTATTTGTCTTGTTGCCATGCGTTAAATCTCCAGTTACGTTGCTTACATATATTTATACATTCTGTCATAAAAAAAGGCTGCACAAGGCAACCTTTTTAATAAAAAATGTATTCTTAATTACAACGCGAAGTTGAATCCAATCATAAATTCTCTGTCTGTGCTATCGAAGTCTGTGTCCATCTTCTGCAATAATTGCAAGTTGACTTCAGTTCTTTCGTTAACTGATACTTTTACACCTAGTGCGCCGTAGCTGTCTACTCTATTAAAGTCTACCCAGTCTGCGTCTGTTGATGCAATATCATATCCTAGCTCTGCATATGGAGTAATTCCACCTACAGGCATTTCAACACCAACATACGGACTAAGAACTAGTCTGTTATCTGCGTATGAATCACCAAAATCATAGTGTGCTTCTGCAACACCATATACATTTAGGTTGATTAGTGTGTAGTCAACTCTTTTACTCAAGTTAAGACGATAGTCATTTACTGAGTTATCGTTAATTACTTGAAGACCAAAGTCCACTGGTAGGCCACCGTAGCTTAGTGAAAACACTTCTGCGTCATCAGCAAAGTCTGCGTGTGTACCATTTGCGTAACCAAAACTAATATCGTCCTTTGCAACATTTACTGAGACTCCAGTGTTATTGTAGTCTTCAGCAAAAACTGACCCAGTCATAAAAGTTAGTGCTACTATTGATAATAATATGTTTTTCATTTATAATTCCTTTTAATTATTATTATTGTTGTGCGTGTCATGTTATCATACGCAGACAATATTTATCTCCTCAGATGAAACCAGTTACATTTATTGACTGGGCTAATCTGAAAAGAAGATTACCTTTGTATTTCCTGCGATAATCATACAGCATGTTACTATATGTAGAACAATCCAAAAAGTACGAAAAGCTAGTGCCTTCCGTACTTCCTGTTGGGTGATGGGTAAAAACTCTGGCTTGTCATCGTCAGTTACACCTATTGGCATACCAACTGTTCGCGACCAAAACTTTAACCACCGCCGCTGTCCACTCATTACATTGAGTTCTTCTTCTCAATGATTTCTTTTCTGCGATCTTTGGTAAGTTTACCTAAGTCACCAAGTGCCTTTCGGGCTCTTGTTGCAGCAGCTTTTACACCTTTCTCTTCGAAAGTTGCATGCTCTGCCAAGTAGTTGTTGTACGATTGTACAATTTCTTCATGTGTCGCCATAATGCTCTCCAGTTTTATGTTTTACAAATTTATTTAAGTGATCTGCGTTTAAGGGGTGTTAAAAGTGGTTTAGCTAGGATTGCCAACGTTTACGTTAGCACTACCTGTTGCAGCATCTCCACATGTAGCAAGGTCACCTGCGTTTACAACAGCAACTCCGCCAATGAATACATTGTTAGAACCTGCTATCATAGTTGGACTAGCATGGGCGCCAGTTCCGTGACCTTCTACATCGTCGCCGTCAACAATGACTAGTTCACCGTTTGCAAAAACAGTGGTCTGACTTGGAATTAAATCGCCGTCAGCTGTATCATTGTTGCGACTAATTCCAGGCATTAAGTTACAATACCTGTAGTTTGTTGGACATATTGCTTTGAAATTTCTTCAAGCGTTATGCCTACTGTCATCACATTAGTACTTTTAAATGACATTGACTGATCATTGCTTGTACTAAACATGAATGGTGCTAGTGCAAGGCCTTGCTGGCCCATTACTATTGCCATTGGCTTCTTGACTTTAAAACCTGTATCGGTTTCTTCTTCCAATCTGCCAATAATTTCTTCACCAGTTGATAGTTTCATTGAAACTACATCGCCGATGCCGTGTGTTTTTTGAATCAACATTATAATGTGTGTCCTGTACCATTGAACCCGGTGTTTTCAATGTAAGTTAATAAATCTGTATACCCGCCTATATTTTCACCGTTAATTTGTATCTGGGGTACACTCCTTGCTCCCGGAACAGCTTCGAGTAAGTCTTCTAACTCTACATCAGTTCCAATCAATTTTACTTCGTAATTCACATGCAATGCATCTAACTTTGCTTTTGCCTTATCGCAATAAGGACATTGTGGCTTACTCCATACTACTACATTTGTCATAGACTAAATCCTTTAAGTGATTCCTCACTTACGTCTTGTTTAATACCGCCGATAACATAAGACTCAACTTCTGTTTCTTGTGGGGCTACCTGCAAGCCTGAACTACTCAACCAATGTGTAGTCCACGGTAGTGGGTTAGTGTTTACAGGTTGGTCAAAGATTGCATCTAGTCCTAATGCTTTTAATCGTCTGTTAGCAATATATTCTACATACTGATTAAGAAGTGTTGCATTAAGTCCAATCATTGAACCATCTTTAAACAAGTACTCCGCCCATGCTTTTTCTTCTTCTACACAGGTACGCCACATTTCATATACTTCTTCCTTGCACTCTTTAGCAATTTTAACAAAGTCTGGATCGTCTTTACCGTTAGCCCAGTTCTTAAGAACGTGTGTGCTAAGTGCTAGATGTTGTGCTTCGTCACGTGCAATTAATGAAATAATCTTTGCAGATCCTTCCATTAGTTTTAGTTCGCCAAAGCCAAACGTACATGCAAAGGAAACATAAAAGCGAAGTCCTTCTAGGATATTTACGTTCATCATTGCCAAGTATAGTTTCTTTTTGACATCTCGCATGTTGCCTTCGCCTCTGTGATTAAAAGCATCTGCGGCGTTAGTAAATGCATCATAGTTCTTTGTAACGGCTTCTGCACGTTTTAAGATCTCTTTGTCATCTAAGATAGTATCAAACACTTCACTTGGATCAGGATACACATTCTTCATGATATGTGTGTACGAACGTGAGTGAATAGTTTCAAAGAAGTCCCAAGTAACAATACAGCCTTCTAGCTCAGGCAATGACACATGCGGCAAAAATGCTAGGCATGGACCTCGTCCTTGAACACTGTCAAGTAGTGTTTGGTACTTTAAGTTTGCTGTAAAAATATGCTTCTGCTCAGGGCGGAAGTTAGCATAGTCTGCTCTGTCTTTTTGTAAACTTACTTCTTCTGGTCGCCAAAAATATCCAAGCATCGTTTGGTTTAATTTATCAAACACAGGAAACTTAAATGTATCATATCTCTGCGTGTTCATATCTGCTCCGAAGAACATATTTTGTTTTGTAAAATCAACCTTATCAGTGTTGAATACTGTTTTTGCCATGTTAAACTTTCCTCTTCCTATGTATCTATACTACTATCATTTATGTTTGTTGTCAAGCATTAAATTGCACATGCTTCGCATTCTTCTTCATCGTCTTCAAATGTGCTTGCTGGTAATGCTTCTATTGTTGGTTCGTCTTCTAATTCGCTTGGATCTGTTTTGTAATCGTATGTGTTCTGATAGTAACTTGTTTTCCAACCTAGTTTGTAAGTTGTTAGCAAGTCGTTTATCATCTTACTCATTGGCACTTCGTTGTTTTCAAAGTGCGTTGGGTTGTAACTCCAGTTACCACTAATTGCTTGATCAAAGAACTTCTGCATAACCGCTACTACATTAATGTAGCCTTCGTTGCTTGGCATGTCCCACAACAGTGTGTAGTGATTCTTTAGCGTTTGATACTGCGGAACAATCTGCTTAAGAGGCCCTTTCTTTGACTTCTTAACGGACAAGTATCCTCTAGGTGGTTCGATTCCGTTTGTTGCGTTCGACACAACGGAGCTGCTCTCTGAAGGCATTTGTGCGGACAATGTGCTGTGCCGTAGACCGTGCTCCTTAATGTCATTGCGTAGGCTATCCCAATCATAATTTAATTTATTCTCCACTACTGTATCTACATCTTTCTTATAAGTGTCAATAGGAAGGATGCCGTCAGCGTATTTAGTACGATGGAAGTACTCACAAGGGCCTCGTTCCTGCGCTAATTTGTT